CCGAGCGTCTTGTAGAAATCGGCCGTCACCTGGAGGACTCGGGTATTGCGGCCGAGACTATCGCCGGATTGCGTGTCTACCCACAGCGGCATGGTCTCCAGGATGCTCGTGTACGGCAGTCCGACCGTCGTATCGGTGTACCCGGAAGGAGCCGGACTCACGGCGCCGGCGGAGACGGTGAGTGCCGTCCCTTCCACGGGCCGGCCGTCGGCGAACAGACTCACGGTGGAGGCGTTCAGGTGGCTCAGGCCGGTAATGGCCGCCTTGCCACAGTCTACAAACCAGCAGTCGTTCTGGTCCGTGCCCCAGTTGAACGGCTGGAACTGCTCGACGTAGCGGACACTATTGGAATCGACGGTCCGCCTGACGACGGCCCACATCTCGTCTTCGTTCGTGCCGGGGATTCGGGCGATGCTCTCGAAATCATCGCCAACGCCAGTCGTCTGTGTGGCCCACGCCTCCACGTCCTGATGCCTCTGATACGTGAAGCTCAGGAGGACCCCATCCTCACGAATGCACCAGAGGATTGGGTCCGGCCGGTTCTGGAAGTCGATTTGGGTAATGCTGTCGCCCGTAATGTGCTCGGCCAGAATGGTCATGTCCGGGGCCACGTAGCGATCTGAGGAGTAGGTGTAGGTCAACTCACGGACCTTCTGGGCGCCTCGCTCGACGTAGAGTACGGCGTCCACGGCCAGGGCTGGCTGGATGTAGGCGCAACCGTTGGCCGTCTGCGTTCGGTAGATCGGCGGCCAAGCTGGGCTGATGGGCTTATCGGGCGAACCCAGTCGGCCGACACCCGCCGTCGTACCCACCATGAGGAATTCCCTGCTCTTGAGCCACTGAATTGGGTTCATGCCTGGCAATACGTAGGTCCATGCGTCGGCCGCATCGCCGACCCCCTCATCGAAATCGTCGTAGTCACTGTCCTGCGAGCTGGTGATGGAGCCCCAGATCGTTTGAGGCCAGCTCGCCGTGCCGCCGTACACGCATCGCTGCTCGTGATGCTCGACGGTCCGCGGCCAGCCCCGGTAGGTGCTCCAGGCCCCTTCCGCCCATCGCCATGTGGCGTCGGTCGATGCAAGAGAGGTCCGCACCGTCGCTACGGCGTTGTTGGCGTCGCTGACAGTGGTGATCTTGACCGATCCATGCCGCATGAAGGCATCGGCGCAGAGGGTGAACGAGCAGATGCCCTCGTTGCGGTCGTGCATGTGGCCGCTGACGCCGCCTTGGTCCTCCATGCGCACCCGATATATGGCGTCATCTTCCTGTTCGGAGCCAGTGTAGAGGATGTTTCCGTTACCCGAGTAGGCGAATGACTTGACGGTGTTCCAGGTCGTCCCGCTATCGTAGGACCGTTGGATGATGAATGTGCCCCACCACATGCCGCCAGTTGTCACAGTGTATTCCTGATGCTCATAGACGGTGACGCTGACGCTATTGGCCTCCCAGGTGCCGTCGCCCTCCTCGTCGGCCGCTGCCGCCACACCACCCCCTGCCACGGTGTATGGACCCCAGAAGCTACCCGAAACCGTATTGGCGTCCACCAGATGCGTGATCTGCCACAAGGCCCCGACGTGGTTGACATCGAATATGGCGCCCGTAGCGACGAGATTCACGTCGCCGGTCTTACCGGATGGTGTGATCGTGGAGGCGTGCGTCTCGTTCTCATCGAGGAAGGGTCCATCGACGAAGTTGACTTCCGACAAAGTCCAGTTGGTGTGGCTGGCGCTGTTGCGAGTCAACTTGCGGGGTTTGTAGTCCGGGTGGACGATCCGCATCGTCTGTGCGTCCTGGACGAACTGAATCTCGAAAATGTCGTTCGCGTCCCAGGGAGTATTGACTTCATAGGCGCCGCCGCTGGTGACTTGCGCCCCGTTGCGGTAGAAGCGCATGTACTTGTCTCCCAATTCCAGGATGTAGGCGTCCGACGTGGAGTACTCGAATGGGATCAGCCTCACCCTATCGGTCGAGTCCTTCACGGTGGCGATGTACTTGGTGCCCGGCCGCCGGGTGACGGGGCCTTGCGTTCGGACGATCATATTCTGAAGGGTTTTGGCCCCGCCCTTGTACTTGGCGAAGTCCACTCGCCCTTCCATGAGGGGCGACATTTCACCGGCGTTGAAACTGCTCAACGTGATATTCTGACGAACGGTTGCCGCGACGGCTACCGTGGCCAGGATCGAGAATAGGGGAATGAGGTACTCCCATCGTCTTTTCATTTCGTCCTCGCATCGAATACGGTCGTCTTCTTGATTCGGTCCTTGTGGCGGGCTTGGACGTGCCAGACGTCCGGCTTGGCCAGGACCTGGTACTCCTCCAGGAGTCTCCGCCTTCGCTCGTAGTCTTTGGCGTCGAGGCACATCTCGGCCGCCAGGCGGGTCGCCAGGGCATTCTTGAAGTTCTCGGGATAGTAGGCGGGTTCATCGGAGCGGGCCGCCTGGACATAGGCGAGGTACTGGATGTACGCCGACTCGCCGTCCTCGTCCGTCAGATCGTTCGTCGCCAGCAGATGCCCCGTGGCCTGATACTTGTACGCCACGCCCGCCGCCCAGTCGGCCCCGAGCGAGCCGTCCTCGTCATAGAGGGTCCAGTTGGTATCCCCATCGTCACCCGGGGGTTGACCGTCGGTGGCGTCGTCAACACTCGTGTGGTTCGTATTGCAGTAGTATGCCTGGTCGTCCGTCCCGAGCACCACGTGGGAATAGGTCCTGAAGTGCAGCAGTTCACAATCGAAGCCCTGCGAGGGGACCCCCTGGGCGCACTGCTTGACGAGGGCCAGGAAGTCGCTCGGCAACTCGAACAGGTAAGACCAGCCGCCGTCGGCCTTATCAACCTTCATCGGCTGGCCCAGATCGGCGTAGGCGCTGGCGAAGTCGGGCTGGATGTCCTCGATCACCTGCTTGAGGATGTGTTCGTAGATCATCACCGCCATGCGGGCGTCCGGGTAATCCGTCTCGCTCACCGTCGTCCAATCGGCGAACTGTTCATCGGTCAGACTGGTGAAGAACATTCCCGCCTGGGCCGTGCGCCCCGCGTTCAGGATCATCAATGCCCGGTTGACGATGGCTCTCTTACTCGGATTATCGGCCATAGGAGATTCTCCTTGACATGATGAAGAGGTGGGGTAGAATAAAGCGAGCCGAACACAGGTTGTGGCCTGCGTCCGGCTCTGAACACGAACAACTAATTAGGAGTTGCCCATGTCTGAGACGATTGTAACCAAGAAGTGCCCAACATGCAAAGAACTCAAGCCCTTGGAGCAATTTTATCGAAACCGCAGTGCCCGCGATGGATACAATACCTACTGCAAATCTTGCGCCGCTCGATATGCCGCATCGTCTCAGGGGAGAATCATTCGTCGCAGGTATGAAAGATCGAAGAAGGGCCGAGCCACATTCCGTAGGTACAATCAATCCCCCAAAGGAATTGCCACATCCAAGAAGAAGTACAAGATATCTCGTGAGCGATTCCCCATGCGATACAGAGCCAGAAAAGCCGTCAATCATGCCGTCCAAAAGGGTAAACTTGCTCCCATAAGCACGCGCATCTGCCATTATTGCGGCAACCAAGCAAGCCACTATCACCACTACATGGGTTATGGTGAGAAGTACCGGCGTATCGTCATTCCTATTTGTCATTCGTGTCACAAAATCTTGCATCAAGGGTCTTCTCCGCTCGCATCGTAACGGGTTGTGCCTCCGGCCCCGCCGGTTGCGCCCGTTCCAGTCTGGTGTTGATAATATATTGGGGCTCGAAACACCTGAATTAGGCTACGGATGTCATAGAGCAATCCTCCATATGTAACACCAAGAATCCAGACTTTGTCCGCCGCTGCCGGGGTGAAACTGAACGGCGTATCCACGACGACGATCCGGCCGACTGAGTATTCTTCGATCCATCGGACCTCACTGTGTCCATCTGTTGCATCCTGGACCATGATGGCATGGAACCAATAAGCGTCATTCGCGTCCCGTCCGGCTGTGATCGTGAACGTATTGGCGTCATTCGGCCCGGCGATGGTGGTCGTGACAATGGCTATCAAATCCGTCATGGCCTTGATGCCGTCGATCAGCAGGTCCAGCCTGCCCCCGTTCATCCAGTCGGTTTGGAGTTCGTTCGTGTCGGCCAGTATGAGTTTGATATTCGGGTCCAGGTCCTTGCTGTAGTCGAAGACATGGTAGGCGTTTGCGTGTCCGAACGTCGGGATATGGAAAATGGCGTCGGCGAACAACGGTGGCGCACTGGCGTCGTTGACATCGACCATAGTCATGCGGGCGGTCATCTCGGCAACCGTCAGGACGAGCGAGAAGCTGCGGCCCAAATCGGTCACAGCATTGGTCGCGCGGGCCTCACTGGTTCCATCCTGGAAGACATGCACATCCGCCACTGCGGGCGCGGTCTCGTAGAACCGATGAGGATTGTTCGCATCCTCCAGTGAGAAGAACAACGTGTACTCGGTCGCGTACTTGGCAGGGGGCAACCAAATCTCGCGGGTCGCTGCGCCTGCGATTCCGCCAATAGTCATGAACAACAGCAGTGCCGATACCCGCCTCATTAGCGTCCCTTCACAACTGGAAAAATTCGAGTAGTCGCAGAGATGTTGTCGATGAGAATGACCAAGACCCGCGCGCCCATCGCATCGAAGTTCAGTCTGCCGATGCCGTTGGTGCAGCCCGTGTAGTCGAGGGTGGCGATCCAATCGTAACTCGTAGTGGATGTGAAGTTGCCTTCGGCCCACTTGTAGGATTCTGCCAAATCGAGAGAGCCGCCGTTGATCTCCGCGCCTGTCACCGGGTTGTGCGTCGCTTCCAATTCACCCACGGCGACACTAAACTCCGCTACGTGGTCCCAACTGCCGTAGGTATCCACGATGTAGACGTTGCAGTCGAAGACCCCTGCGTTCGGATCGCCCGCACCGTTGCCGTCGCCATAGGCGAGGAAGCCGATACTGACGTGGTTCCACTCGGCGGGGATGGGAAGATAGGTCCCCGTGTTCTGCCACGTCATGGCATTAGGGTCCGGTGTGGCGTCGTTCGCGCCCACGTAGCCGGTCGTGGCGATGTTTCGGGCATAGACCCAGGGCTGTTGAATCGTGACGAGCCGGTTGGCCGGCTCGCCGTAATTCGCCATCGGGTTGGTGATGGGCGCGGAATGGAGCAGGGTGCCCAGCAGGAGCAGGGCCAGTGCTATCCCCGTGATAACGTACACTCGCCGCATGTTGCGTTCCTTTCAAGAAGGCAGCCGGGCCGGGTATGGAAGGAGGACCCGACCCGGACTGCTCAAAAACTGTGTTACGGAAGATCGAGCGTGATGTCCGTATAGTTGGCACCCCAGGCATTGGCCTCATCAGCCGCACTATCCAGATACGCACTCGCATCGCCAGCCGCGTCACTGGAAGCTGAATGGGTGTCATCCACGAAGATGTTCGTGCAGTTGGCGGAAAGTGTAATCCCCCAGCCAGCCGCCCCATCATCCGTCCCTGCAATCCGGTTGCCCTGGATTCGCATATTGCCAACTGTGCCGCTCAGATTGATGGCAGGGTTGGTCGAACTACCGATGTCCTGGAAGAAGCAGTTGAGGATCGAACCGCCAGTGCAGTTGCCGGCGATCTCGATACCGCTCTGATCGCAGCCGGACATCGCCACACCGTAGAACGTGCAGTTCTCGACGACGAGATAGGGCATATCCGCGCCCGACTGAATCTCGATACCGTCGTTCGCCGGAGCATCGGCATCACGGCCAATCACGCAATCGTGAATCCAGCAACCGTAAGCACCGGCACTTGCCTCGGCATCGGCCACAATGGCGGCCTTTGTCTGATCGCCGCCGCCGATGACGAGATTCGCCAGCTCCACCCGGTCGCTGGCGTTCTTGAACTCGAACGCGGGAACGGCCGATGCCGGCTTGAATCTCGGATAGGGCATTCCCCTGCTACTGTTGAAGCCGATGATATGACAAAAGGCATCCGTCAGAACGATGGTAGTACCGCCGCCGGAATAGTCCATGACAAGAATCCAGTCATCGACAGTATTGGAGCAAACGGCCAGAGCTTCGGCCAATGTTCCAAAGGCAGTCGAAGGCTTCAAGCCGTTACCGGAAACGACGCCGCCGTTCACGTACCAGAGGGCCAAAGTCATGCCGGTGCCCTGCACGCTTCGCAGGCCGGTGGCCATCTGGATTTCCTGGAGTGCCTGCGTATATGCCTGCCGTTCATAAACCGAACCGTAGGGATTGGCGGCGACCGATGAAGTGTCCATCGCATTGTCGGCATCATTGACGCCGACCATGCCTGCCACGCCCGTCGCGGTATCGGCTACGGTCGTACCGTTGGTGCCGAGGGCGTCCACGAGAGACTTACTGGTCGCAAGTTGAGTGCCCAGAGCCACACCGCCGGAGGCGATGAAGGATGCCAGGGATGCGGCCGTCGGGGCCGTAGCCAGCGTCACGCCATCAATCTTGGATACCTGATCCGACAGAGCCTCCAGGGAATCCGTGGTATTGTTGTAGCTGGAAGCCGCCGCCGTACCGGCCTTGGACAGGATCATGGCGATAATCGAATCGCTTGTGATCCCGCTCGGGTAAACATCCGCGCCGGCCGCCGTAGTAATCAGCGTCTGGATGTGGTCGGCAAGGGCCTCCAGCGAGTCCGTAGTGTTGCTGTATGAGCTTGCCGATGCTGTGCCACTCTTGGACAAGAGCATGGCAATGATCGAATCGTCGGTGATTCCGGTAGGATAGACGCCCGTACCAGCCGCAGCGTCACGAAGAGTGCCCACCAGATCGTAGAGCGAAGTGCCCTCCGGCATCTGGGTGCCTTCATCGTTGTTCCAGGCCAGTGCCGAGCCCGGATCGACCTCATAATCGACGGTCGCCGAATTGCAGCGGTTGTTGGCGATAATACCCGTCGCCGCCGCCGTGAACTCGATGCAGAACTGCGTTGCCGTCGCCTACTTGATCGTATTGTCGATAATCAGCATGTCCGTATTGACCTGATCCGAAAAGATCGGGGCCACGGCGAACGCGCCTTGGAAATCGTTGCCGGCAACGCACAGGCGGGCAACGACACCAGCCGAGGCGTCGATGGCCTCATTGCAGCCGGTGGTGGTGACGGTCGAATGGAATCGGTTGCCCACGATAGTCGCATAGTCCGCGCCCGAGGCCAGGTCCACCATGTCGTAGAACTCATAGGTGGCGGTCCCCGGATTGACGAACTCGCAGTTGGTCATGGTGAAGTAGTCACCCGCTGCCTCGACGGAAATACCCATCGTGACCGCTGTGACCCCCGAAACGAATCGAAGGCCCTGAATCTTCACCCCGGCGGCCCCGATGACGAACTCGCCACCGGCCGCAGTGTAGTTGAAGGTCGGCATGTTCAAGCCATTGCCAACGCCTTTAATGGTAATGCCCGCTATGTCGGCATCGACGGCGTCGGCAGCGGCCAGGTTCTCCGCGTGCCCCTGGGCGACCTCGATCACGTCGCCATTGCTCGCGGTGCATAGGTTGATGGCTTCATCCAACGTATTCTTGGCGTTAGCCCAACTTGTGCCGTCGCCTTCCACACTCACGTTGGAATCGACATAGAAAGTATCTCCGGTTCCACTGGCTCCGAGGTAGCCCTGGACCTCACCCCAGAAGTTGTACAGGGGGTCGTTGAAGTTGCCGGCGCCGACATAGCCTCTCTGCTTCACATAGTACGCCTGGTCGTAGGTTACGGCCCCGATGCACGGGGCCACACACGACATGACCAGCAATGCCGTGCTCAGAAGAAACAGAAAGCGTTTCATTGGATCGTCTCCAAAAAATGTTGCGTTTAGGTCAGGCCGATTAGGCATAGCCGCCGGGCAGTTTCTGCACCTTGATCGGGCACAGGGGCTCCAGGCCGAACCAGACATCGACCGTGAGACCCGTCGCTGCCTGATTGATCGGCGCGAAGTACACCTCAAGGTACTTGTGCAGCTTCCATCTCGGCATGGCGAGACTGAAGCGGGCTCCGGCGACCAGTTCCGTCACCAGCAGCGGATAGGCCGTGCAGCCGAGGGCCGCGAGGCACTTGATCCCGCTGTCGAAGCCGACGGCATCGCTGTTGATGACGGCGAAATAACAGCCGCTATCGAGGCCGCCGGCCACAGTTCCGACCTGGATATTGAGCCAGAGTCCCGCGGCGATACTTTCGTCGGTGACTCCGTCCTCCTCCAGGTCGAAGAAATTGTCCGCCGTGAAGGAGTGTTTTGCGGTGGTAAGGGCCTCGTTATCCCACACTTCCCATCTTGAATCTATGAAACTCATTTGCTGATCCCTTCAATCGAAAGGTTGTTGTTGTTGGTTTTGAACGATCGCGCGGCTATCACGTCACGGTGCTTTCGCTCGTACTGATGGCGCTGCACACGAGTACCGGGGCATTGCCGAACATCATGATTTCTTCGCCGGACAGTCCGCGCTCGACGGTGAAGTTCACATTGTTCTTGTCCTTGAGGCGAATGCGCATCTGGGCCTTGATCTCCTTGGAGCACAGAATGGTCGTGCCCCGGCCGAAATGGCCGTACTCCATCATTTCGATCAGGTCGTTCTCGTCGAACGTATTGGTGCCGCCGACCGTCGGATTGATATTGGCGATTCGGCCGACAGCGAGCTCGTCGCGGACCACGAAGCCCAGCCACCATTGGAACTGCGTGCGGTAGACGAGGTACGGGTTGGTGTCGGTATCGGTGGTCCAGACCTTGCCGTTGCCGCCGTCGGGAGCACTGTCGATCTTGAGACCGAGCGTGCCGCGATCTCGAACGCCGCTGGGATAGATCAGGTAGCAGGCGTTGGGACTGAAATCGGCGACGTAGATGCTCGTTCCGCCTGCGTTGCCGCCGTCGAACACCAGCGTCTGGGACAGGCTATTGAGGTACTGCTGAAGACCGTCGAACTGCTCAGGAGCGCTCGTGGCCGTTCCGGTGATGATGGAGTCCCAGACCTGCATACTCATGCCCTCGACGAACGACATATCCTCCTGCCGTCGCGTGCCCTTGGGGTCTTCGGCGGTGTCGATCAGGGTGGCGTCCACCTCGGAGAGGGCCTCCAGGAGCGCCGTATTGAAGGTTACGGCCTGCGTAGTCGATGCCTTCGCGGCGGTGCCCTTGTAGGCTTTGCGCCAGGTGCCCGTGGGAAGGGACGTTCTGCGGTTGATCTTGTGTGAATATCTCTGGTTGCACGGGAGGGCGGGAATGCGCGAAAGCTCCGGATTGACTTCGTGCATCGCCTCGAAGATTTCGACGAGGCCGCCTTTCGGGTCCGTGCGCTTGGCGATTTCGCCAAACGAAAGTTTGGATGCTACGTTGATTTCCGCCATTTGCGGATCTCCTTACTCGATTCTGATTGTCAGTTGATCGGAGTAAGGTGTCCGCTATGTGCGGGCTTGCTCCTGGCACTTCAGGGGCGGCGTTCGCCCACCCGTTACTTCAACGGGTCGAAGCATCAGGCTCACTTGCGTGAGGTGTCTGAATTGGGGTACTGATTATGTCTTAGTGTTCTGACTCTCCTTCTTCATTCCGGTCATATTCTCAATTCGGCCATAAGCCTCGTCACGATGGCAGCGGGCCTCATACAACTTCTGCTCCAACGAAGAATTCTTCTTGAGCAGTTGTGCGATCTCTTTGCGTTCTGCGGAACTCAGCACAAGTAAAATCGCCGCCGTGGATGCCATCGATAAGTACGCGATGAACATCAATACCAACGGTGTCATGGACCCATCCCCCCATTCGGTAGCACGATTCTCCTTGGTCCTATCACTTGCTGACTCGGTTTCGGTGCATCGACCCAGAACCGGAACATCTCCGTGTTCGGATCGTACTGCACGTTGAATTTGGCATCCTTCGGGTACTCATCGAATACCTGGGCGGAAATTCCAACACCCTGCATTCTCGTCAACTGCTGGAACTTTGTCAAGAGGATATGCAGCAGCGTTCGCATGTCGGCCGGCTCAAGTTTCGGCGGCACGTCCTTGCCCATGCAGCAGTGCTTGTACTTCTTACCAATGGCCCCACAAGGACAAGGGTCATTGCGGCCTACCGGATTATCGTTGGGTGCGATCATTCTTCTGTTGCCTTCATTTTATCCATCTGTCTCTGAGATTGCACCAGGAGGCGAAACAGGATCAGACCCATCGTCACATGGTGCACTACCAATATGCCCACGAGTATCGCAATTCTCAGAATCATACGGCCTTGCCCTTCCACCATGAGGTTATCCTGCGCAACCACAATAACTTGCTCTTGATGCCCCAGATGCGCACGAGGTCGGAATCCCAGACGCCCATTTCCACGGTCAAACCGTCCAGATGTTTCGCCCGATAATTGCGATTGCTCAGGCATTGACTGCACAGGGTCTGCACTTTCGGATTTCCATTGACGAACTGATAGTAGAAGTTGTCCTGGATCGACACGGAACCTTCCACACCTCTCGCCGCCGAGAACCCGCAAGGCCAAACCCTATCGCCGAGAAAAGTCAACAAGACGCAGTTGCAGTCGGCGGGGACCGTGGAAGTATCCGGGCCTTCCGGGAACGGCCACGGCAGATGATCCACGCAAAGGATTCGCGTCTTGCCGGGAAACGTCCTCTTCAGCCGAAGAATGTCGTGACGATTCACCGCCCCATAGTGACTGACGGCGATACTGTCGGCCCCCTCGTAATCCTCAGCCACGCGATCAACGGCGTTCGTACTCACACGGATATGATCGCAAATCTTCAATTCTTTCGCGCGCCGGATAGCCTGTTTGAGCAACGGCCACAGGGTCGGCTCGCCGCCGGTGAATTGCAGGACCCGCAAGTGAACACTTTGTTCCCGGAGCCTGCGAAGGACAGTCTCGTATTGCTCCCAGGTCATCATGCACTTGCGTTTCTCGGCCGGAAGGTCGCCGAGGAAACAACGGGGGCATCGGAGGTTGCAGACCATCGTCACATAGATCAGCGCATCGTGGTACGCCTTCTCGTTCGAGAGAAGCCGCCGCGTATCCCGTGTCGTCATGCCGGTCCTGCAAACCATCATTTCTTGTCCATCTCTCCGTAGGCCATGATGGCCTTCTCCATCATTTTCATTTCTTCTTCCATCATGGCCTTGGCCGCCTCCATCCAGTCGGGGTCGGACATCAGTTCAGTGTGCCGCCGCATGATGTCGGCGCCCTCCTTGGCTCTGTACTTTTTATCATCCCCTTTGAGACTCTTGAATGGTTTGTCCATCATCGGTGTCGCTCCTATCATTTCCCGTCCATTTCCCCGTAATTGAACGCGCCCGGCTTCGCCGCCGAGGGACTGGACCCGCCCGGTGCGCCGCCCGTGCCGACGTGCATCTGGGCGGCCTCGGTCAGTGCCCGAAGTAACGGCAATTCGATGATCCTATCCCCGTGCATGATCCGGGCGCTGAACGCCTCCCACAGCTTGGCGTCAGGTTGGCCGTCCTTGCCCTTGCACTGGGTCTGGAGGTACTTCTTGACCATCTCCAACCGCGCACCTGCGACTTCCTTATCGCCTTCGCAGTCCTCGGCCAGGAACGTCTGGTAATTGTTGTTGGTCATGCCCTCGATGATCTTGGCCCGCGCCTTGTTCAGGCGACCCACCAGGCCAAATTGCAGATCGAGAAGGCCCTGGGCCGTCTCCGGATCGACGCCGCGCTCGTGGGCCAGCTTACGGAACTCGGACATACCCTGATCGTCAACGGCGGTATCGTCCGGCACGTTGAACTCGTAACCCTCGGGTGATTCGGGTACGCCGCTCATCTTCCGAACGTAGGCCGTGACCTCGGCCTTGTGCTTACCGCTTAACTTGGCATGGTCATCCGGCAGATGGTAAGGCTTTCCGAACCGCTTGACGGCCTCATCTGCACCCTTGAAGGCCTCGTCGGCCGTCTTGTACTTACTGAACCTCTTCGCGGCATCGGGATTGTCCTTGAAGAAGCCGAACTGGCTATGCCAGGACTCGGCGACCCCGGCCGCGGCATCTGCGCCCGCGCCGCCATCGGCGCCACCGCCATCATTGCCGTCGGCCGCGCCGTCGGCCGCATGGAAAACCATGGTCGGCGAATAGAAAACACTTGGTGATCGAATCATGCTTTGTCTCCATACCTGTGCGTCTGTTTCACTTGATTGTCATAAATAGGCACGTTAGCGTTTAGGAGTCCCTCGCGGTGTACGTGAATCACTAACCGATCGATTGTAGTTTCCGTCATGGCGCATACCTTTTCGGAATTTCTTCGGTACTGGTCGTAACTTTTCGAGCATCTGACTGACCGGAACCCCGAATTGATCCACTTTGATCTCAAGAACGAACTCGGTTTGCGTTTTCCTGATCTTGAAAATGAGCAGCGGCTCTTCCGCCTGACTTCCGCAGAACTCCTTCATGACATTTCTTGAGACACACTCAGCCAGAACCGGAGGGAAATTCTCGTATACCGGATTTCCGTAGGTGTCGCAAAAAGCCGCCTGCAATGTCGTCGGCACGGAGATTTCCGAGTGCCGTACGTAAATAAGAAGCCTGTCAAACGCGGTTTCTACCGCATCAATCCCATATTTTGCCAGGATGTCCTCGGCAAGGGTACGCTGCTGAGGCGTCAAGCCGCCGCGCAGTTTGCCGTTTTTCGTAATGTACGCCCGGACTTCCGGCCTATCATCGCCCAGTTTGGCTATGGGCACGTCCGGGTCCAACGCCTTCCTGTCGGGCAGGGTGGCCACGTCCACGGCGGGCGGCTCGGCGGGTTTCTGCTGTGCTTCTCGCAGGCCCTGCACGTCCTCGGGTTCCACCCATTTACCCTTGTACTTGACCTTGATGACGCTCATGTTCGGAACCCGTAACTCTTGAGGATTTCCCGTGCCTTGATCTGATCGGACGGTTTCAGACCGCCGCGCATCTTGCCCTTTTGCGTGATGTACACGGCAAGCTTGTGGTGGTTGGCCTTCCAGTCGTCCTTGAACGCCTGCTCAGGGGTCTTGTCGATTTCCACTGGGGCCGACTGGGCTTGGGGTTCCTGCGTTTCGATCTTCTCGATCTTCTCGATCTTTGCCATCGTTCGATACTCCTTCTGATGTTACGGTTCTGATTATGGCCCGCGCCACGTTCTTCCACAAAAGCCGCTGCTGCTCCGGCGTGCTGATCATCCGCGAGATGCCGGCAACGGCGACGTTATGTCTTGCCAGGCCCTCCGGCGTCCCGAGTTGGGCGAATACCTGCAATACCAATTCTTCAAGCAGGCCGGGATAGGCGGCATAGGCCGAGACCAGGTCGTTCTGCGTAATCAGGGGCTGACTGGTCGGATTCTCTTTCATTTCCTCGGTTCTTTCTTCTCGTAGTCTCCACATCCATCTTCCTCGCACACCGCGATATCGTGGTCAAGGCATCCCATGATCAGATCGGCGTCCACACGGATGATGAATGGTTCGCATATCATTTCCTGACTCCTTCATGTTTTACCGGTCGTTTGACTTTCAGGATGAATGTCACATCACAATGCGGACAGAACAGTTCGCATGTTTCCGGCGGGGTCAAGTCGGCCGCAACAGGAACGAGCGGCTGCACCGGTCCGCACTCGGGACACGTCAGGTGCCTCGCGTGATCGACTTGATGTGCAAGGGAATCGAGCATTTCCCGGTCTATCATTTCCTGACTCCCGGCATAACCGCATGCCGGCAAACGTAATCCGTCGCCTTATCGATGGCGGCCTCGGAGTGATTCACGACGCCGTCGAGCATGCCAAAGTATTCATCAATTTCGGCATAACTTGTGACTTTATGGCCGATAGCTTTGGAGGCCATATGGAAGACTACATCCTCAAATCGCTCGCCTTTAGGGTCCGGCCTGAATTCCGTACGCAAATAACCTTCAGCATCACAGCCCAAACCCTTAGGTATTACGCGCAGGTTTGGGTCCGGACGCGGTTCTAATTGACGCAGCGCATCCAGCTCGCAAAGTCGTCTCGTCCCCACTGGATCGAAGCCCGAGCATACGAGGTCGGCGTCCGACCGAACGATAATCGGCTGACATATCACGGATTCGGACATTCGTTTCGACTCCTTTTTCATCGTCATTTCCCGCCTCCCATCGATCCCAGTTCCGGCCGCACTCCGTTCTTCGCAACGAGCCAAAGCCATGCGTATTCAGTCATCGCCTCTTCTATGATCGTGGGCATTTCTTCCGGGCTCATTGTCGCCCTCCCGTCATCATCGCCAGCGGCGAGTCTTCTTTCGTCTTGTTCTGGAGGTTCTTGACCGCCTTCGTGAGTTGCGGAGCGGACTCGGCGAGTTCCTGCTGCATCTGCCGCTGCGCGGTGGCCTGCTCGATGGCTTGATATACATCTTCCGGCACGATGTCCGCCTGGGCGAAATCGCCAGCCTCCAGCACACGCTCGATGGCCTGGGACCATTTGATCTTGTTTATCAGTTCCGGCTTGAGGGTAAAGGGCAATTCCAGTCCTCCGACGTTGCGATAGAACTTCAGCACTTCGCGATCTCGGACCTGGGCCATGCTCAGCATGCCGATGAACTGCACGTCGATGGTCCCGTCACTGTACTCCTGCACGATGTCCGGCGGCTCCGGCAGTCGGCCCCACGGATATGCCGGCTCGGCCATGCGTTCGGAGTCCATGAACACGTCGTGGGTATGCGAGAGCACCTGGTTCTCGAAAGTCTCGACCTGCGGGGCCAGTTGCGCCGTATTCTCAGCCTCCGCCCGCATCAGGGCGAACGCCGTCTGCGGCTGCTGCTTATTGACGATAGCCTGGTTGACGGCCATGAACATGGGTACGCCGTAATGCCGCTCTATGGACCGCTGCAAACGATTGGCGAAGTCCATCGCCACGTCGTATCGCGTCTTTCGCTCGATGAACTGGGGGGGATTCCCGAACTCTTCCGCACTGCGCGCCCAGTTATCGCCGCCCGGACTCAGGTTGAGAATGCCTCGAAGCGCGTCCATCGACCATGACGGCGGCCGCAAGGCAAGCTCAGCCTCTCCGAATATAGCCTCCCACATGGCGTTATTGCCCTTGATATCGCAGATCGCCCACCATGCGGGACTGCGGCTGTAGACCTCGTGCCAGTTTCGGTGATAGTGCCAGCTTGCGAACGGCCTGCTGAAGTAGCCCGGCCCCTTGTGGCGGGGCTTGAGCACCGTCTGCTCGGTCTCGCCATTCGCCGATAGGCAGATGAAATGCTCCATCCACGGGTGCGTCTGAAGCACGTCTTTCAGGCCATCGTAGATACGGTCGCCCGCGCCGTAGATCACCTGTAGGTATTCGGTCTTGGTATAGTGATTGCCGTTCCTGAGCTGCTCCTGGACGATACGCGGCAATTGCTTCTCGCCGAAGAACTGTGCCGCCTCCAAGGCGTTCCACTCCCATTTGACGTGCAGGCAGTTGTCGTATCCGAAGATGTCCTTATCGAGCCAGACGGCCGCGTAGTCCGGCACCTTGCACACCATGCGGTCGTTGACGATGTCCTGCTCGAATAGCATGACGGCCGAGGCCACGGTCCCACCGTCGAGAATGAATTGCGGCATGACGTCGTAGTAGTTCGACCGCTGGTACACGTCCATCATGTGCTCGGTCAGGTCCTGGCAGTACAGATTGACCTCGTCATTGCCCTTGAACCTGACGCCCGTCGAGCGTGGCGGCTCCTTCATGCGGTCCCGGAACCACTCGGTCCGCCTCGACACCATATTGCCCTGGAAGCCGCGCTGCCACACTAATACGGAGTACGGCGCGGTGCCCTCGACAATGGCGGAACCCTCGAACGCACCTTCAACCTTCTGGCCGACCTGACCCTTGACGAGATCCGGGCGAAGCAGTTCGGCGATTTCGTCCCGTTGGGGATCGTAGGGCCTGCGCCGGTCCTCGTGGTCGCCCTGTCGCTTGCGGATACGCTGGTGAAAGTTCTGCTGCCCGTAGGCTGTACTTGTCGATTCCATTACATCCCCAGCTTCCCAGATAGAGAATTCACAGTGGGCACAATCCCATCAATGCACAACTTGTAATTTGCGGCCATTTCGTCCTCAAACACCTTTCTGGCCAGCAACCTGTCTCTGTGTGAGGGATCAGCCACCAGTCGGGCATGTACAGCATAGACCTGACTTCGCCGCAGGTGCGTGGATCGCCCCATTCGACTCGAACGCAGAATCGTCTTGCCAAAGGCCAACAG